AAACATCTTCTTCGAGCATTTTTCGGCATTACCAAGTTGGTTCACAAATTTGTGGATTTTGGTGGTAGCTAGTATATATGGTATAAAAGGAACCCAAATATTTAGGGGTGGAATAAATAATAACAATAAGGAGAAAAAATGAGAAACGACCATAAATCTTGGAAAAAAGGGGTACAAAGAGTTGGTAAGCAACTAGGTGGCATGCTTACTAGACCACTTGCTCAAGCTCGAGGCCTTTATAAACAAGGTAAAAGTGCTGTTAAAAACAGCGTTTATAAAAAGGGCGGAAAAGCTAGCTAGTGGACAAAAAACCTATTAATTCAAAATATAAATTTGAATTTGTGTTTCCTAAACCTCAACCATACATAGGAACACATATAAAAGGTGATTTGGCTGGAGTAAAAGTATCTAATCCAAGCTATAAGAAATATTATAAAGGTGTTGACAATATGGAGAAATATCAGTATATGTTAGGACAGGCACGTGCGTATCAGTACATGCTTCAGGAAATCTCTAACCTGCTAAAAGCAAAGGAGCAAAAAGATGAGCAAGGAAACGTTATCGATATCGGAAAAGGAAGTCCCAAAACATAGGGAAGCCTTACAAGAAAAATATAGAACTCTCGAAGAAAAAGAACCTTTAAATCCAGACAATATTCAAAAAGACCAGTTGCCTGAGCCTAGTGGCTGGCGACTATTAGTATTACCTTTTACACCTAAAGAAAAAACTAAAGGTGGAATTTTAATTGCGCAAGAATCATTAGAGAAATTACGAATTGCCACAAATTGTGGTTATGTTCTTAAGATGGGCTCGTTGGCCTATCATGATAGAGAAAAGTTTACAACAGGTCCGTGGTGCAAGGTTGGTGAATGGGTCATCTTTGCACGTTATGCAGGATCAAGACTACCCATTGAAGGTGGAGAAGTGCGCATCTTGAATGATGACGAAGTTTTAGGAACGATTAAAGATCCTGAATCCGTGCTTCACAACATTTAAACATAGGAGGAACTATGCCAGATAAAGAAGAAAAAACAGTTGATATTGATACTTCAGGTCCAGGTGCAGATATAGAGCTGCCCGAGGAAAAAGAAAAGGAACTAGAAGTAGTAACAGAAGCTGTTGAAGAGAAAAAAGAAGAAAAAGTAGAAGAGAAAAAAGAAGAAGTAAAAGAAGAGAAAGTAGAAGAAATAAAAGAAGAGAAACCAGAAGAAAAAAAGGAAGAATTAGAACAATATAGTGAAGGTGTTAAAAAAAGAATTGCTAAGCTAACGAAAAAATGGCGTGAAGCGGAAAGACAAAAGGAAGCCGCTATAGATTACGCCAGAGGCATGCAGGCTGAACATTCTCAAATAAAAACACGAATGGCGAAACTGGAGCCAAATTATGTAACGGCTATGGAAAATAGAGTTACCGCTGGTTTGGAAGCAGCTAAAGCTAAACTTGCAACAGCAAGGGAAGCAAGTGATATTAATGCTGAAGTTGAAGCACAAAAGGAAATTGCTAAACTAGGTGTTGAAGAATCTAGAGTTGCAGCTATGAAGAGTCAAGTTTCTGAAGCTAAGGAAAAAGAAGTTAAAACTCCTACTTTAGAACAGACTATAGGTAAAGCTCCGCCGCCAGATCCAAGAGCAGAATCATGGGCCGAAAAAAACGAATGGTTTGGAAAAGACAATGCCATGACGTACACGGCTTTTGATTACCACAAAAAACTAACCGAGCAAGAAGGATTCGATCCGAATTCGGACGAATATTATACGGAAATAGACAAGAGAATGAGGCTTGACTTCCCGCATAAATTTGCTAAAACAGAGTCAACGGAAACGATCAAACCGACACAAACAGTAGCGTCAGCGACGCGAAGTGTGAAACCTGGTCGCAAAACTGTACGACTCACGCCGTCTCAAGTAACAATCGCTAAAAAATTAGGTGTGCCACTTGAAGAATATGCGAAACAATTAAAAATCACGAAGGAGGCATAAGCATATGACTACTGAAAAAAGAACTTCCCGTGCGAGCCAAACTAGGGCTAAAACAGAGAAACCCAAAGTATGGACTCCACCATCATCTTTAGATGCACCCCCTGCACCAGATGGGTACCATCATAGATGGATAAGAGCCGAGATCATGGGTTTTGATGATACAAAAAACATGGCAGGCAGATTAAGATCAGGATATGAATTGGTGAGAGCTGATCAGTATCCAGAATCTGACTATCCAACTATTAAAGAAGGTAAATACAAAGGGGTAATCGGAGTTGGTGGCCTATTGCTGGCTAGGATATCTGTAGAGATTGTCAAAGCGCGCGATGAGTATTTTAGAAAAATTACTCAAGACAAAGATGACGCGATTGAAAGCGATCTTCTGAAGGATCAGCACCCAAGTATGCCGCTCAACGCTGAGAGGCAGACACGTGTAACCTTCGGTGGAACTAAGAAGGACTAATTTATTAGCGATTCCTAATCCAACGAAATTTTATTAACTAAGGAGAGAAGCTTATGGCTAATCAAGATGCGCCTTTTGGTCTTAGACCAATCGGCAAGGTTGGCAGTAATAGAGACGCTCAAGGGAATACTGAGTACGAAATCGCAGCTTGCGCTTCTGCAATGTACCAAAACGATTGTGTAAAAGCATCGGGTGCGGGTATTGCAATAGCAGCAGCTACTGATAATGGAGCTTTATTAGGTGCCCTAACGGGTGTTTTCTTTACTGATTCGACTACGTCAAAACCGACATTTGCTAATAACTTGAAAGCAAGTAATGCAGCAACTGACATTAAAGGTTTTGTAACGGACGACCCATTTCAATTATATGAAATACAGTCGAACAATAGTGGCGCGTCAGCTCAAGGGGATATAGGATTAAACGCAGATTTATCTGTTGTTGCAGGGGCATCGCCTCACTATGTTTCTAAGACTGAACTAGATGATGATGGCTCACCAGCTATCGCAGCTACCACGCTTAATCTTCGTATTATGAATGTTTCTGATGATCCAGAAAACAGCGACTTAACAGCCGCTAATGTAAACTGGAAAGTAATCATCACTGAACACTTCTTAATGACGACAACAGGACAATAAGGAGAATAAATTATGGCAATATCACGATCACAGCTAGTCAAAGAACTAGAGCCAGGTTTAAATGCTTTATTTGGCCTGGAATACAAAAACTATGCGAGCGAACATGCTCAAATATTTGATCAAGAAAATTCAGACAGAGCTTTTGAAGAAGAAGTTATGTTATCTGGATTTGCAAATGCTCAAGTAAAAGCAGAAGGACAAGGTGTTGTTTTTGACAGCGCTAACGAAACCTTCACAGCTCGTTATACGCATGAAACAATTGCTTTAGCGTTCGCAATCACTGAAGAAGCGGTTGAGGACAATTTGTATGATAGAATCGCTTCTAGATATACAAAAGCACTAGCACGTTCAATGGCTAATGCTAAACAAGTTAAAGCAGCTAATGTGTTAAACAGAGGGTTCAATTCATCTTACACAGGTGGAGATTCAAAAGAACTTTTCGCAACTGACCACCCTATCGTTTCTGGTACTGAGCAGAATGAGTTATCAACTGCAGCAGACTTAAACGAAACTTCATTAGAGCAAGCAATGATTGACATTGCTGCGCTAACTGATGAGCGTGGACTTAAAATTGCAGCTCAAGGAAGAAAAATGATTGTTCCTTCAGCGCTACAATTTACTGCTGAAAGATTATTGAAATCTGTCGGAAGAACTGGAACAGCTGATAATGATATCAGTGCTCTTGTATCTATGAATATGGTTCCACAAGGTTATGTGGTTAATCACTATTTAACTGATACAGATGCTTGGTTCATTAAAACTGATGTTCCAAATGGAATGAAACATTTTGTTAGAGCACCAATCAAAACCGCTATGGAAGGCGATTTTGACACTGGTAATGTTAGATACAAAGCTAGGGAAAGATACAGCTTCGGCTGGTCTGACTGGCGTGGTGTCTTCGGATCACCAGGTGCGTAATTAACAGTATAC